GGTGATGGGCGCTAGGGGACCCAAGCCGCTGCCGTCGAACGTCCGTGCGTTCACGGGCACCTCGCACCGGCCGCTGCGGGCTGCCGACCTGGCCGATGGCGTGCACCCGGAAGTCGGGCTGCCGCCGATGCCGCAGCACCTGGCGCCCGAGGCCCGCAAAGAGTGGCGGCGCATCACGCCGCTGCTGCTCGAGCTGAACCTGCTGACGCGCATCGACCGCTCGGCGCTCGAGCTGTACTGCCGCGCCTACGGTCGGCTGCAGCAGGTCGAGCGCGCCCTGGCCGCCGAGCAGGGCCGCCTGGCCGACGCCGGCGAGGACGTGACGCGCGCGCTTTGGCAGCCCACGCCCACCGGCTTCGCCCGCGAGTCGATCCTGTCTCGCCTGGCCGGAGATCTCAGCCAGCAGGTCGACCGCTACCTGGCCAGCTTCGGCATGAGCCCATCCAGCCGCAGCCGCGTGACGGCCAGCCGCAACGATGCGCAGTACCGCCTGCCGGGCATGGACGACGACAAGCCCACGGGCTTCGGGGCGATCTGATGCAGACGGCCGGCATCGTCGTGGACGCATGGAAGTTGCCAATCTTTGAGCGGCACCTTGGCCAGTCTGGCTATGCGTGGGAGAACAAGGGCGCCTTCACGCCTGACACGCTAGTGCTGCATGTGAAGACCGAGAACCTCGAGGCGCTGGCGGGTGTTGTGAAGGCCGCGAACACCGAAGCCGCGATGACTAGGGCGCCGAAGTGAGCAAGACCACCTTGACCGACGGCACACCGGTCACGCCGGACCACCGCGACATCGATCCGGCGACTGGCATGCAGAAGGGCTACGTGGTCCTGTCCGCCGAAGAGCGCGCCAAGGGTTTCGTGCGGCCGGTGCGCAGCTCTTACGTACACGACAAGTGCGGCGGCGTCACCACCATGGGCCTGTCGCTGGCCGAGACCTATGCGCGCGACCCGGCCTTCTACAGCGGCACCTTCTGCGCGATCTGCCGCACACACTTCCCGGTCGGCGCCGCTGGCGAGTTCACCTGGAAGGGCACCGACGAGAAGGTCGGCACCTGACCATGCGCGACTACATCGCCCTGGCCGAGCAGTACGTCGACGACGTGCTCAGCGGCCGCCGGCCGGCCTGCAAGTGGGAGCGCCTGGCCTGCCAGCGCCACCGCAAGGACCTGGAGCGCCAGGGCACCGACGCCTTCCCGTACGCCTTCAACCCCGAGCTGGTCGACGCCAAGGGCAAGGCCTACCGCCCGGCGCTGCGCGTGTGCGCCTTCGCCGAGCTGCAGCCGCACATCAAGGGCGACTGGGCCGCGCGCGGCGAGCGCATCCACCTACAGGGCTGGCAGGCCTTCATCCTGGCCAGCATCTTCGGCTGGGTGCACCAGCACACGCAAAAGCGCCGCTTCCGCGTGGCCGACCTGTACGTGCCGCGCAAGAACGCGAAGAGCACGCTGGCCGCGGTGATCGGCCTGTACATGCTGGCGGCCGACGGCGAGCACGGCGCCGAGGTCTACAGCGGCGCCACGAGCCGCGACCAGGCGCTCGAGGTGTTCCGCCCCGCGCGCCTGATGGCCAACGGCGACGTGGGCGCCGCGTATCGGGCGCACTACGGCGTGCTGGTCAACGTCACCAGCCTGGTGGTGCTGGACACGAACAGCAAATTCGAGCCGGTGATCGGCAACCCGGGCGACGGCGCCAGCCCGAGCTGCGCACTGGTCGACGAGTACCACGAGCACACCAGCAGCGAGCTCTACGACACCATGCGCACCGGCATGGGCGCGCGCCGCCAGCCGCTGCTGCTGATGATCACCACCGCCGGCAGCAACATCGGCGGGCCGTGCTACCAGCACCAGGTCGAGCTGCAGAAGATGCTGGAAGGCGTGCAGGTCGACGAGACCCGCTTCGGCATCGTCTACGGCATCGACGCCGGGGACGACTGGACGCAGCCCGAGGCGTTGATCAAGGCCAACCCCAACTTCGGCGTGTCGGTGTTCGAAGACTTCCTGCTGACCGCCCAGCTCGAGGCCGTGCGCGACCCGCGCAAGGCGGCCGTGTTCAAGACCAAGCACCTGAACGTATGGGTGGCTGCGGCGTCGCCCTGGCTGAACCTGGAGAACCTGCAGCGCTGCGCCGACCCGGCGCTCAACGCCGAGGACTTCCGCGGCGAGACCTGCTGGACCGGCACCGACCTGGCCAGCAAGAACGACATCGCGAGCAAGGCCAAGGTGTTTCGCCGCCTGATCGACAACGACTGGCACTACTACGCCTTCACCCGCAACTGGCTGCCGCAGGCCGCCGTGCAGAAGCCGGAGAACGGCCACTACCAGGCCTGGGTCGAGCAGGGCCACCTGGTGCAGACGTCTGGAAACATGATCGACCTGCGCCAGATCCAGGAGGACATCGAGGCCGACAGCGAGCTGCACGTGGTGGCCGAGGTGGCAATGGACGCCTGGGGCAGTCGCGAGATCTCGCCGGCGCTGCAGGCCGGCGGCTTCGAGGTGGTCGACGTGCCGATGACCACCAAGAACCTCAGCGAGCCCATGAAGCTGATCGCCGCGCTGGTGGATGCGGGGCGCTTCCACTTCGACGGCAACCTGGCCACCGTCTGGATGCTGGCCAACGTGGAGGTGTTCGAGGACCGCAACGAGAACGTGTTCCCGCGCAAGAGCAAGGCCGAGAACAAGATCGACGCCGCGATCGCCATCATCCTGGCGGTGGGGCGCGCGATGCAGGAAACGCCCGACCCGATGGCCTCGTTCATGGCCTACGTCGAATCGTCGCAAGGCCAGCCCGCATGAACCTGCTCGACCGCATCCGCAACTTCGTGTACCGCCGCCAGCCCGGCGACCCGCGTATCTACGTCGCGCCGCGGCAGGCCGGCGTGCTGGTCACCGAGGACACCGCGCTGACCTTCGGCGCCGTCTGGGCGGCCGTGTCGCTGATCAGCCGCACGGTGGCCGCGCTGCCGTGGCACGTGTACGAGCGCACCGGCGAGGGCCGGCGCCCGGTCGAGGGCAGCGTGGCCTGGCTGCTGAACAACCGGCCCAACACCGAGATGTCGGCCTTCGCCTTCCGCGAGTCGCTGGTGCTGCACGCCTTAACCTGGGGCAACGGCTATGCCGAGATCGTGCGCGACGCCGCGCAGCGCCCGGCCGCGCTGTGGTTGCTGGCGCCTGACCGCACCCGCCCGAAGCGCACCGACGCGGGCGAGCTGGTCTACGAGGTGACGCTGGACGACGGCACCACGGTGATCCTGCCCCCCGAGCGCGTTCTGCATGTGCACGGCATGGGCTTCGACGGCCTGGTGGGCTACTCGCCGATCGCCATGGCCGCGCGCTCCATCGGCGTCGGCATGGCGCAGGACGTTTTCGGCCAGGCCTTCTACGCCAACGGCACCACCTTCGGCGCGCTGATTGAGATGCCCAGCGGCCTGAACGCCGACCAGATCAAGACGCTGGAGGCGCACTACAACGACCGCAGCCGCGGGCCCGACAAGGCGTTCCGGGTGCAGGTCGGCAGCGCCGGCACCAAGGTGCACCAGATGGCCATGCCGCTGACCGACGCGCAGTTCCTGGAGTCGCGCAAGTTCAGCGTCACCGAGGTGGCGCGCTGGTACGGTGTGCCGCCGCACAAGATCGCCGACCTGGACCGCGCCACCAACAACAACATCGAGCACCAGGGCATCGAGTTCGTAACCGACGCCATCGTGCCGTGGGCCATCCGGCTGGAGCAGGAGGCCAATGCCAAGCTGTTCAGCGCTCGGGCTCAGGGCCGGGTCTACACCAAGCTGAACGTCAGCAGCCTGATGCGCGGCGACAGCAAGAGCCGCGCCGAGTACTACCGCGCCATGTTGCAGGCCGGCGTGATGACCATCAACGAGGTGCGCGCGCTCGAGGAGCTGAACGGCATCGGCCCGAATGGCGACGAGCAGCTGGTGCAGCTCAACCAGACCACGCTGGAGCGCATCATCAACCCGCCCGAGCCCGTGGCTACGCCTGCGCCCGAGCCCGCGCCGCAGCCCGAGCCGGCGCCCAACAACGTCATCCGGCAGGAGGCCCTGGCCTTCCTGCGTGCGCAAAGGAACAACCAATGACCATCCGCTTCATCCAGGCCAAGGGCAACGCCGCGGCCGAGATCTGGCTGTACGAGCAGGTCGGCGAGTCCTTCTGGGGCGACGGCATCAGCGCCAAGACCTTCCAGAAGGAACTGACCGCGCTCGGCAAGCCCAACACCATCAACCTGCACATCAACAGCCCCGGCGGCGACGTGTTCGACGGGTTCACCATCTACAACCTGCTGGCGCAGCACCCGGCGCGAGTGGTGGTCGACATCGACGGCCTGGCCGCCAGCATCGCGTCGATCATCGCGATGGCCGGCGACGAGATCCGCATCGCCAGCAACGCCATGATGATGATCCACAACCCGCACGCGATGGCCATGGGAGACGTGCGCGAGATGCACCGCGTGGCCGGCCTGCTGCAGCAGATCAAGGGCAGCCTGGTCGACACCTACGCCGCGCGCACCAACCAGCCCGCCGACAAGCTGGAGGCCTGGATGGATGAGGAGACCTGGCTGACCGCCGACACCGCGGTGCAGCAGGGCTTCGCCGACCTGGTGGCGGCCGAGCAGCGCGTAACCGCCTGCTTCAGCCTGCTGAAGGACTACCGCAACGTGCCGGCGCGACTGCGCCAGCAGCCCGTCGACAACACCACGCCGCAGCGCGACATCGCCGCGGTGCGCATCGCACAACAAGCCGAGCGCCTTCGTGCGCAACGCTGACCGTATCCGGCCGCAAGCCGGCAAACCCGCCCGCCAACCCGGCGGGCTTTTTTTTGGAGTGTCTGAAATGCAATCGATCCGCAGGGAGCGCGCGGCGCTCGCAATGGCTGCGCTCGCCTCTTTGGCGGGTTCGGCGATCTTCCTCAATGATGCAAACACCATCGACTCGCTGCGCGCGAAGCTGGTGGAGCTGCACGAGGTGTCCAAGGGCATCCAGGCCAGGGCCGACGCCGCCAAGCGCGACCTGAACGCCGAAGAGCAGACCGAGCTGGACGCGGTGATGGCCGAGTTCGACCAGGTCGAGGCCGACATTCAGCGCCGCGAGCGCATCCAGGCCCAGCAGTCGCGCCTGACGCAGCCCGAGCCGCGCCTGGTGCCGCCGAGCCAGCCGGCTGCCAGCACGCCCGCCGCGGCCGCGCCGTCGCGCGACGGCCTGCGCAACACTCGGCTGACCACGGTGGAAGAGCGCCAGCGCTGGGGCTTCCAGAACATGGGCGACTTCGCGGCTTCCGTGCGTCGCGCAGTGCTGAACCCCAGCGCGATCGACCAGCGCCTGGTCCAGAACGCGGCCATCAGCACCCCGGGCAGCGAGCTGGCCGGTGCCGACGGTGGCTTCGCGGTGCCGCCCGAGTGGCGCGCCGAGATCCTGGCCATGGTCGACGCCGAGGGCTCGCTGTTGGGCATGACCGACCAGCAGCGCGTGTCGGGCAACACCATCACATTCCCGACCGACGAGACCACGTCGTACCAGACCACGGGCGGCATCCAGGCCTACTGGGACAGCGAGCTGGACACCATCACCCAGTCGAAGCCGCAGATCGGCGATTTGACCATGAAGCTCTCGCGCCTGACCGCGCTGGTGCCGATGACCGAAGAGCTGCTCGAGGACGCGCCGGCCATGGCCAGCTACGTCACCCGCAAGGCCGGCGAGAAGATTGCCTTCAAGGTCAACGACGCCATCGTCAACGGCACGGGCGTCGGCCAGCCACTGGGCATCCTGAACGCTCCGTGCACGGTGCAGGTGTCGAAGATCAGCAGCCAGGTCGCGGCCACGATCCACGCCAAAAACGTGGTGAACATGTGGGCGCGTCTGCCGGCGGCCAGCCAGCGCACGGCCGTGTGGCTGGTCAACCAGGACTGCCTGCCCAGCATCTACCAGCTGGGCTTCGCGGTCACGGACGGCACCACGACCAACGTCGGCGCCGGCGCGCTGTACATGGGACCCGGCCAGATGGCCAACGGCGCCCCCAGCGGCACGCTGCTGGGCCGCCCGATCGTCGTCACCGAGGCCTGCCCGACCGTGGGCACCACCGGCGACATCATCCTGGCCGACCTGAGCAAGTACCTGACCGTGGTCAAGGGCGCGCTGAAGTCCGACGTGTCGATCCACCTGTGGTTCGATCAAAACGTGACGGCCTTCCGGTTCGTCATGCGGATGAACGGCCAGCCGTGGCTGAAGTCGGCCATCGCGCGCAAGTCTGGCAGCAACACGCTGTCGCACTTCATCCGCCTCGAGGCGCGCTGATCCATCGAGCCGCGCGGGCTTGACGGCCCGCGCCTCACCATCCATCTGGAGTACCTGACATGGCTATCTCTCTGAACGCTCGCCTGGACGAGCAGACCACCACTGTCATGGCGGCCATCGGCCTGCTGATGACGTCCACCCTCGGCGACACGACGTACGTGTCGATGAAGGGCTACCGCAAGCTGCAGATCGTGATCGGCATCGCCGACGGCACCACCGTCACCGGCTCGACCGTCACGCTGAAGCAAGCCACGGCCATCGCCGGCACCGGCGAGAAGGCCCTGGCCTTCACCCGCATGCTGGCCAACACTGACTACGCGGCCAGCAAGACGATGGTCGAGACTGCGGTCACGTCCAACACCTTCACCACCCAGACGACCAACAGCAAGGACTCGCTGTACATCATCGAGGTGGACGCCGACGACCTGGACGTGGCCAACGGCTTCGACTGCGTGCGCGTGGACATGACCGGCCACGCGGCGACCTCGTCGCGCGGCGCGTTCGTGCTCTACAACCTGTTCGGCGCCCGCTACAGCGGCGTGAACCCGCTGGTCGACTGATGACGCCAGGCCGGGCCCGGAGCCCGGCCTGAGCGCGGAGCATCTGCATGCCTCACATCGTCATCGTCAACCCCTGCCAGGCTGAGACTGGCGGGGGGGCAGTGGCGCGCCGGCGGGACGTACCCCGCCAGCGACAGCTACGCC